TACAAACTTAAAATCATTTGGATAATGACACCCATAAGTATAATTAGGGTCAGTTGTAAAATATTGTAATTCTGTTTTTAATTCTGGCGTTAAATGACGAATATTATAACAAAATGTGTCTTTTATAAAAACATCATAAAATGTTGTTAGTTGTGAAATTTGTTTTTTGTAAAATTTATAATCATTAATATTTGTAATAAAATATAATAATTTATCATTATCTTTAATTGATATATTGGGCATATACCATATAAGATATTCAGCAATTATTGTATTTATATAATCAATAAATTGTTCTAATATTGATATTTGAGGAAGTAATAATTTATTTATTATAAATGTTTGTATTTTATATTGTTGTGATATTTTATGAATTTTATATTGTAAAAGTAAAATATTTATATTATTTGTATTATTTATAATTTCATGTAATATTATATCGAAATTATATATATTTTTAATTACTTGTATAAAATTAGTAGTATAATCAATATAACCCAAAATATAATAACCTGCTTTGGTTTTTAATATTGCTTGTGTTAATGCTAAAAAATAAGATTTATCTTTATTAAAAAATTTATCTGTTAATTGATTTAATAAATACATTTTCTGAGTTTTTTTTATTGTTTGAGTTTCTTTATAATATTTTTCATGTATTTCAATTAATTTTTTCCCCCATAAAAGACATAATATAACTTCAATAGAAATGTCTGCTTGTTTTATTTCTTTCAATAAAATAGAATAATAATTTTGTTTTGTATCAATATAATAAATATTTACTGGAATATTATAAGTTTCTATATCTATTTTTTTAACATATAACTCAATATATGATGGCAGTTTATCACAATAATAATTAATATTTTCATTATGTTGTATATTTGGGGTTTTTTGTAATAATATTTTTAGATGTGCTATATAATTTTCATAAAAAGTTTTATAAATTTTGGTTTTAAATTTTTCATATTCATGTAAAATTTGGGCTGTGATTGATTTTATTGATATTTCATAATAATTATCATCAATTTTTATCAATAAAAAAACTGCACAATATGTATGATATTTATTTGAATAATTATGGTCATTAATAATTTTTATTTTATTTTTTTTATTATGAATACCAAATACATAATTATATATATTTTTTATTGAAATCTTCATCATAGCTTTTTTTTCAAATAATTCTGTTGAAAAATTATTATTATTTGGAATACATTCTTTTTCTAATTTATATTTAGTAAAATCATAATAATAAAAATTTTTATTTTTTATTCTTTCTATAATAGTTTCTAAACGTAAATTAATATGTCTTTCAATAAATGAAACATATAAAAATCCAAATGATGCATCATATAAAGTAAAATCAAAAATTAATTGATTTGATGTATCATTTGGAGTATTAAGAGTTATATATAACATATAATCAGTTGTAATATCATAATTAAAATTTCTTTTATAAAATCTTTTTATATGATTTTTTATTGTTTCAAGTTTTTGTATATTAAAATCTTTTTCAAATAAATCATTTATTGTTAAGATTTTTGAATAATATTGAAATTTAATATTTTGTAAAAATAATTTAATAATATTTTTGTTATTTGTATTTTCTGGATTTTGTAAAAAAAAATCTTTTATATATTTTAATTGTTGCGTTAATTGTGGCATTAATTGTGGTATTATTATAAAATATTTAGTCTTCCATGTAAATTCTATATTATCATCTTTTTTTAATTCATTTTGTGTCATTTGTTTAAAATATTCAACATATTTCATCCCTGGTTCAATGCTAAATGTTTCATTATCAATTTTACAAAATTTTTTTGTTTCTTTGTCATGTATTTTTTTATATACTTGTTTTTTTGCTCGAACAATATTATATAAATTAACTTCACCACAAAAAATGGGTTCATTAACATATCTTTGTTTTAATGTTAAATTGTCAAATAAATCATCTAAAAAAGTATCTTCTAATTTATCATTTATATTTTGTATATTTGAAAATTTTAACATTTCAGTTGCTGCAATATCATAATCAGATAATGATAAATATGCTTTACATGATTTAATATATTTTTTTATTATACTCATAAATATTTATATATTGCTTTTAGATAAATTTTCTATAAATTTGTTTAATCCTATATATGTAATAAAATAATTAGCATAATAATTCGCAAATAATTTAACATATTTTACACAATTTGAATAATCGGCATTAATTCGTCTAAAAATCATCATATTATAACTTGTTAAACGTCGCATTGTTAGTAATTTATGATAAGATTTAATATTTTTTATAAATTCATTATCAAATTCTTTTATTATAAAATCATTATTATTTTCTAAATAATCTAATAATAATTCAAATATTTCGTTAAAATTATTTTTAGAATAATTAAAATTAGTGCATATAATATAAATTTCGCCTGAACCTGATTTATCTGTCATTAATCTAACAATATCTACATTTTCAAAAAACATACATGTAATATATAACATTTCAATTGTTTTAAGTTCATTAAAAGAAAACATTTTATAAATATAATTTGTTCCTTGTTTAGCTAAACCAATTGCACAAATAAGAGCCCCCAAAAATATTTTATACAATCCAATCTCTTGCTTAGTAAAATCATCAGAAAAATCTAATCCACAATCACTTGTTATCAAATCATAATAAACATCTTTATATTTATTTCTGTAATATTCTATATTTTTTCTTTTAGTTAAATCACCATCACCAATGCCATAATCTAAATATTCTTTGGGTATAGATTCATCTGGTTTAAATATTTTTGGATTTTTATTTGGTTTTAGAGATTGAAATATAAATGAATGTTTTTTATTTGTATTTTGTTTAATCCATTCCTGTGTAGCTAATACAAATGCGCCTGGATGTTCGCAAAGATGAAAAGAATTTAATGTATCTCTGTCACTAAATAAAGTATATGCTGTTAATATTTCATACATTTTTACCCAAGCATTTGAAACTTTATTTTCTAAAATTTCGCTGACTTTGTCTCTAATTTCATAATCAAAAAATCTTCTTACTTTTTTTCCATATAAATTTACATTAGTGCCAAAAATAGAATTATAACTTTTTAATTCTTTTAATTCTTTCATTTTGTCAATCAATATTTTATTTAATTTTAACTCAAATGGCTGTAAAATATTATTTTTTTCTAATATTATATCAAAATCTTTTGTTTTTAATTTCATTATTATAGGCCTGGGATATATAGGATAAATATTCATTGATTCAAATGTTAGTAAAAATAATTCATCATTTTTTTCATCATTTATAAATTTAGTTTTATAATCTCTTTGAGAATTTTTATAACGTAATTTAATATAAGTTTTGTAATTTTCATAATTATAATATTTCGCCATATATTATAGTAGAATATATTATGGAGGAGGATTTAATTAAAAATCTTATTGAATCAGAAAATGGAGGATTCGATACTAATAATATTATAGAATTTTTCAATAATGAAGATAATTTTACAGAATTATTCAAACATAAAACAATTATATGTAAATTAAGAAATACTGAAACACAAAATATTCAAAAAGCCGGCGCAATTCCTGAATATATAAAAAAACTTGATGATGAACGAACAAAATTACTTGGATTATTATGGCAGAAAAATACTATGATGCAAATGAAAACACAATATAATAAAATAGAAGAACGAATTAAATATATACTTAATAAATATAAATTTAAGAAAAAATATAATATTATTATTATTAAACCAAAAAATAAATTAAATATATCAAATGTTTATAATGATTATTTAGATTTTTACAAAAAAAATAATAAAAATACATATATTAATACTTTTCCAAAATATAGCACAAAAAAGACTATTATTTTTATACCTTATATTTTCAAAAAATTTATTGAAAAATTTACTCAAATTACACAATATATCATGCATATAATTGATAATTATGTTATTGAAGGAGGATCAATTATTCTTGATTTAATATTAATATGTGAAAATAATGAATTAAAATCTAAATACATAGATTTTATTAAAAATTTATGTAAAAAATTTAAAAAAATAGATATTGTTATGGTTAAAGAATTAAGTTCTCGCCGACCAGAAGGATGCATTATATTACAAAATAAAACTAATAATAATAATTTATGTGAAGATAATTTAATTGATACAAAAATACAAAAATTTATAAATAAAAATGAATATTTTTTATATAAAAATTCTATAATATACAATAATTTACTAAAATTTGAATTATTAAATTCAAAAGATGACGCTCTAATATTATATAATAAACTTAATTATTATGTTAGCAAAAAGTAGATATTATAGCTTGGATATCTATATTTAATATTTTTTCATGTTTTATTGCGATTAACTTTTCACTTAAATTTTCTAAATTAAATTTTTTAGTAGTAAAATTATAATAACGCGATGTTTCTAAAGGTATTGTTATAGATTTTTTTATTGTTGTTGTTGGAGTAAATGCACTATTTATTATTTCATAATATGTCATATATCGTGATGTAACAATATTATTTGTATTATACATTGATTCATATGAAAAAACAAAAGCAATAGAAGATTTTGCGACAATATTTATATGTAATATTGAAAACATGTATTCAGTTATAGTATGTAATAATGTATTATTTCTATCAAAATTATAATGTGATATAATATTTTGTATTTGAATTTTTAATTCGGGTGTTAAATGTCTATAATTATATAAAAATGTTGTATCATCTGCAAATAATGTATAAAAATTACAAAAAATATTAAAATCATTTTTATCATATTCTGTTTTATTACGTAAGTTTTGTATTAAAGACGCAAATGAAATGCTAATTGGTTGTTTTGAAAGATAAATATTTAATTTTTCTAAATTAATTTCTAAACCTGAAGGCATAAACCAAATATTATATGATTTTATTTCTGTATTAACATACTTCATAAAATTTAATATATTATTCTGCTTATTTAATTCTAATTTAAAAATTGGTTGTTCTAAACTTTGTAATAAAGTTTCAACTGCTTTATTATGTGATACTAAATTATCTCTTGTGACTGTTTGAATATAATATAATACAAATGATATATGTGGAGCACAATCTTTTGGAGCACTATATGATAATATTTTAGGACATTTTATAAAATTTTCTGTGTGATAACTGATTAGTCCTAATATACTATATCCCACTGAATAATAATAATTATTATTTAATAATTTATGTGTTATACTTGCGAATAATTGTAATTTTGTAAGATTTTCAATATTTATTTGTATGCCAAATATGCTAAATATAAATGATGTTGATGCAGATAATAAATTATCACATTCTAATAATATATTTATTTGAAATTTATTAATGTCATATGTATTAGTTGGAAATAAAATATTATATAAATTAATCAATTGATTAAACCATAACAATATCAAAATAATATATTCATTTATTTTAGAGGCTTTTATTTTTGCTAATAATATTTGATAATCAGCAGCTGTTTCTACATAATGAAAAGTAATTGGTATTTTATATGTATTAATATTAGGTATATTTTCGACATAAATTTGACATTTAGCATCAAGCTTATCTAAATAATAATTTATAAGTTTGTGTTCGCGTGTAATAACACATTTTTTTGGATCATTTATAATAGATAAAATTGTTGTTTTATATTTACTCAAAAATTTAGGATCATTCATGAGTGCATCAAATGTTACAGATTTTATTGATACTTCAAAATATTTTTGGCCAATTTCTACAAGTAAAAAAATAGAGCAATATGTATGATATTTATTTGCAAAATTAAAATGACTTAAAACATTAATATTCATTGATTCAATATATGGTTCTATACCAAATAAGAGTTTAAATTTATTTGCAATTGTATTATTAGTATTATTATATAATGTATAATTTGTTAATTTTTTTGTTATATTTTGATATTGTTTTTGTTCTTGTTCATCATCTATACAATCTCGTTCTTTTTGCGGATTAAAAAATATAAATGTATCACTATAAAACCATAAATTATCTTTTCTACTTATCAATTCATCAATTGATGGCGACTTTAAACGTGTCGTGAATGGTTCATATTTTATGCCTGTAAGTGATTGAATTACTGAAAAAAGAAATACTAATCTTTGTGATTCTTTAGTGTCATATGGACTTAATCTAATGTATATTAACAAAGGATTAATATTTATTAAAAATTTTGTATCATAAAATTGTTTAATATTTATTTTAATTTCTTGTAATATTTCTATTATATTTGCGTTATTAAATAAATCATTTATAGATAAATGATTTAAATAATATCGAAATGTTATGTTTTCTAAAAAATTTATCATTAAAAATTCTTTTTCTGCAATTATACTATTGATAATGTCTAATTGTGTTTTATATTTTTCAAATGGGAATGGTTCAACTGGACATATTATATAAAATAAAATATCTTGTAAATCTTGTAAATCTTGTCTAGCAACTGCACTTGCAGAATGTGTTATAACAAACGATGAAACAAAAATAAAATTTGTTTGCTTCATTCTATTTATAGAATTTATAAGGTCTTTATAATAGTCATTGCGCTTTTCATAAATATTAGATGTTAAAAATGTTTTGTCTAATTTACATAAAGCATTTGGATTTAAATTTATCTTAGTTTCTTTTTTTCTTTCAATATATTTATGATGGGATGCTTTCATTAAATATTGTAAATCCTGTGTTTTAATTATACAATCTAATTTAATAGAACCTTCAAATATTTTTTGTTTATTATTCTCATATATTTTTTCAAAACTAATATTAGTTATAAAATCTTTCAACCATATATCATCAACTTTTTGTGCGGATTTAACATAATTCATTCCTCGTAATATTTCAGTTGGAGATATTTTACTAGTTTGTGTTATTATAGTGCCATAACAAGATTTATTAAACTCAATATAAAATTTATCTGGTTTAGAAAAAGAAAATTTTTCTGGTTTGATTGTTTTTCCTTCTCTATCTCTATGAAAAGGAGATATATATTTTGCCATTATAAATATAATTTATATTTTTTCATTTTTAATTATTTACATAAGCAACAAAAACTAATATATCATGTTCTTTGCCGACAATATCAATTGGCTTTATAGTTATAGAACTAATAACTTTATCAATACTATGTTTTTTTAACCATTCGCCAATAATTTTATCTGGATTTTCTTCATCATCAATCGTTAAAATTGGAAAACTAATAATATTATTTATTTCAGTTTTTGTTATAGAATATAAACATACTAAATCTGGATTTGGATATTCAGCATAAACTAAACATTGTGCGGTTTCAATACCTTCATCAAAAACTAAATAATTATTTTTAAAAATATTTTGTATTGCAACATCATCTAATATATTTACACATGGTAAATCAACATTACGAAAAATATATAACGTCTTTTTAGCAATGTGATTTAATTTACTTTGAATTTTATACATTAAATCATCATTACCAACAAAGACTAAATACATATAATCCGCAGTAATTATTGTTGTTGATTTATCATTCATTATTATATTAATAAAATTTATTTTTATTGTTTATAAATAAAGTTTTAATTTAGTTATAAATTTATTATTGATTTTATATTATACATACGATTATACAAAAATAAATTATTATAAAAGAGACTTTACAAAATTTCATAATTAGCAAAATAATAAATTATATCTAATTAGAATTCATGAGAGCACAATAATCAAATTTTATAATTAGTAAAATAATAAATTACACTTAATGAAAATTCATAAAAGCACAATAATAAAT